CTCCACCGGGTTACGCTGGGGGCCGCTAACAACGGCCCCTTCCGTCTTTTGGAAGCTACACCCGCCCGGAGTGGCTGTCAAGGGTTTCCTCAGCACCGCGCCCTCGGCTTCGAACAGAAAAGGCACGGCTCCCCGACGGATCTCTCATCGAAGTCGTGCGCGTTCCGCCACCGGCCGTTGCGATCGAAGCACACGTAAGGCGGTTTCGGAGTCGCAAACCCTACCTCCGTATCGCTCCGCAGGATTCCTCCTCCAGCCACCTTCCCGCGCATGATCTCCGCGAATCGGCTGCGCAGGGGTAGGGGAGCATGGACCTCGGCGTCCGTCTCGAACTGGTTCTCGCGGGCCTTCACGCCACCCTCGCGCGCCGCTTGTACTCGGCATGAGCCGCCAGCCAGCGCTTCCAGTTCGCCTTCCTCCATGACTTCGCTCGAGCTTTGTGCTTCTCGGGGTCGGCGTGATACGCCCGCAGAAAGCTCGCCCGCGCGGTCCCGGCGTGGCACTCCCGGCAGCGAGAATAAAGGCCGTCGGAGTGTCGAGCGTTGCGGCTGAAACAGTACGCAGCCTTGAGCAGCTTGCACGCGGTGCAGCGCTTCGGGGGGATGACGGGACCGAAGTCCCACGGGGCAGGAGCCAGGGCCATGGCGATTCTTCTGCTACCAGAGCAGCCCGTAGCCAAGCGCCCACACGGTGAAGGCTCCCAGCAGGAACGGCGTCACGTCGAGCAACGGCACGAGCCATGCGTTGCGCCGCCTGATTCTTTCGTAGTCTTCCATGGGCGTCATCTTTTCCTCCTAGTTACTGGTTGGCTTGATGACGAGCGGCGAAGAATGACCAAACATCCTCTCCCGGAACGCCCGGAACTCTTCGGATTGCCGGGCCACTTCCTCGAGGCCGTCCGTGATCTCCCTCAAGGTTGTACGAATTTGATTCTCAGTCACGAGCGCCCCAAGGAACATCTCGTACTCCGGGCCGACCGCGTAGCGCTTCACGGCATCACCAGCGTGTACTTCCAGACGCCGTCGCCGAGGTTCTCGGCCGTGATGTTGTGGCCGCGCTTGCGCAATTCGGCTAAGCGGGCGCCGTACCTGATCCCACCGCCAGCCGCCAGGAGCTCAAGGCCCGTGCACGGCCCCGACTGGAGCCGGCCGAGGATCTTCATGGCGCGGGTTTTCGTGGCTTGTGTCTTGCGAGCCACAGCGCGGCAGGCGTCGGAGCAATACCGCCCGTGCTTCCTGGCGTGCCTTGCTCGGCGCTGGCACCCATCCAGCGCACAGAATGGCCCCAGATCGCGATCTGGATCGATAGGGGCGACGCTATTCTCTAGGCTCATGCCGTGATACCTCTCGCTTTGGCCTCTTCCCGTAGCGCCTCCAGGGCGGTCAGGGGGTCAGCCTGAAAAGGACGCAGCGCGATCAGTCGGAGCTCGTTGTAGACGGATTCTCCCCAGACCACTCTCAGCCAAGCGTCAAATTCTAGGGGGCGGTGAGTGTAGTAGACATGATGAAATGCGCAAAGGGCGAACCCGTTGATCGGAAGCCATCTCGTGTGGCGGTAGCGGCGAGAGAATCCATGCGCGGCCTGAAGTCTCTTGTTCTGGCAGTACGCTACATTTCCGGTCTTACCAACGTGAGCCTCACATAGGCCCTTCGCGCGCACGATCAGCGACCACAGCCTATCCGCCTCCCGGGCCAGCTTCGCCGGGGTCGTCTTGCGCTGCTTCCTCGGCCGCTTCCCACGGGCGATCCGCCGTCTCGGCTTCGGGGCGCGGCGCTCAGGCTTGGGGAGGGTGGTCACCGCCGAACCTCCTCCTTAAGCGCCCAGCCCAGCGCCACGAGGCACACTAGGATGATGAGCCCGCCGCCGAGCTTGACCATGAATTCAGGGGTCACTTGAACGCCTCCGCGACCGCTTCCCATGTGGGGCAGGGCCACCAGGCGTAGACGTCATCCCCCATGTTGCAGCCCCGACAGTCTGCAGGGTGGCCCTCTCGCGGCGCGTGCAGTTCCGCCACCCTGCGCAGCGCGCGGAGCAGGGTCCCCATCGATGCATTGCTCACGTTGGCAGTGCCATCGATCTTCGCGATCAATTCCGCGTGCGTCATGACGCGTCCTTTTTGACCAGCGCGACCGCTTCCTCATGAGCGGCCGTTGCCTCAGCCCGAGTCGCGCACCGCGTCTCGTGACCATCGCGCGGACCACCGAAGATCATGGTCTCGAAAAGCAACGGACGGCCTTCGCCTGTGAAGTTGTGATCCAGGCCGAGAAACACGGTCGAAACCCATACCTCACCGACGTGAGTTTCTGCCACGCGACGCGTGGTCCCGTCCTCGAACCACTTCGCCCAAGTCTTTGGGTCGGTACGCTTGGGCTCACCGTTCTCGTCCAGCACGAAGTAGCTCATGCGTCCTCCGGTTCGTCTACGACCTTGACACGGATCTTCTCTTCGATTAGCAGCGAACATGAATAGTTGTAGAGCCGTCGCTTCAGTTCCTCCGTGCTCGGATTCCACTCCGCCTCGTGGCAGGCTTCACACACCGGCCCGCCGTAGATGTCGGCCGCATAGGCCACGTTCTCGGGCAGCACTGCAGAACAGCGGCAGCAAAGAAGATCCCCGAGCGTCATGGCTCGCCCTCAGCCTTGATGATGGCAACCAACACTGCGGCCATCGCCTGTGCAGGGCTGAATCCACGATCATCCAAGACGGCCTTACAGGCGGCCAGCAGGTCCGGCGCGGCGGCGATCAGGCGGGCCGTGTCGCGCACCGAGCTACGCGGGTTCCCCCAACATTCAGCCACCTTCTCCAATCTGCGGCCCGAAATAGCCCACACGACGAACTTGTCATCAAATCGCCACGGCCCCGGCGTGTAGACACTCACAACGTGATCCTCAGCGACTCGACGGCCTGGACCAAGGCGTCCTGTGGGTCTTTTCCCCCAAGGATCGCCTCGCTCGCGACATCCAACACCTCGAGCGCCGGGGTGAAGTTCGTGCGGCCGATCTTTGCCGCGCTGAGATCGAAGATAGAGTGCCGCAGCCCCATCACGATCTGAAGGCAGCGGGCGCGCTCCTCGATGGCTTCGGGCGTCATGCTACATCCTCCGGGTTAGGAATCGCGCAGCCGAGTTGTGCCGCCTCGGCCTGAACGTGATGCACGTAGTCTGAGAATTGAGTGTCGTCCATCTCTCGGGTGCTCTTCGGAATCGGTCCGAATGGAGTGTCCTTCGTCCCGAGGATCTTCTGCTTCAGCGCCTCGTGGAGCTCTTCGGCTGAATACCCGGTGTACTCGGCAAGGATCGGAAGGACCCATCCCCAATAGAACCGATTGGCCTTCAGGGAACGAAAGCGGCGCTCTCTCCGAAGCGTGACCTCAACCCGCTTGCCCTTCATGATCTGAAGGACGGCCAGCCAGCGAAAGCGATCATCAGCGGAGAACGCCCCCGCGTCGTTCACCGTGCCTCGGAAAAGTAGCGCCTGTCTCACCTGAGATTCCACGCTCTCTTGCGTGCCTCGTGTGCCCGCGCTTGAACGTTCCAGCAGATCCGGCAAGCCCGATGGCCAAGCCGCGCCGGATAAGCCAGTAAATTGATCGGAACAAGGGGATGACCGTTCTTGCAGTGGGTTTTCCTAGAGTTCTTTGCAGCAATCCCTTCGCCGCGCAGAATATTGGTCCTGACAGTCACCGGCTCCAAGTGGCCAGGGTTTACGCATGCCGAAACACGACATAGATGGTCGAGAGTCAGCCCTTCCGGGATCGGGCCAACAAATAACTCGTAAGCTACGCGATGAGCCAGTCGCGTCTTGTCCTCAAGTCGGAAACGAGCATAACCGTTGTGAGTCAGCGCGCCAGTCCAGAGCCAACAGCCCGAACTATCCGACGGCCTTCTCACCTTCATAAAGAACCGCTCCTCTACCGTATGCTCTTTTCTGAAGACCATGATTAGAAGGGCACATCCTCGTCGCCGGCCTCGAACGGTGCGGGCGGAGGAAGCTCCTCACGCTTGGGCTGTCCATCCGGAACCGCCTCGAACCGCAGCGCCGGAACGCGCTTGCCCTGGTAGTCCACCTTGGTTCGGTACATCAGAACGCGAGCCCCGCGCCAGTCGTCCATCTCGTCCTGGCCGGTGATGTCCGCGATGGTGTTGGCGTTCGTCTGGTTGAGGACGAAGCCCTTCGTCTTGTCCTTGAACCACAGCACTGGCTTGGTGTCGTCCTTCCCGACCTCCTCCATTGTCACCTTGGCAATGGTGAGAGTCGCCTTCCAGTTGTCGGGAAACTCCTCGGCCTTGAGCCACTTCGATGGAAACGCGTTACCGACCTTCATTTCTCGGTCCTTTCTTAGAGTGCTCTCCAGCATCGTGAGCACGGTCACAACCGGAACAAAATGGGCCGCCGTTCGCCTTCGCATAGAAACAGCACCAAGGGCAGTCCGCCGGGCGCATGTCTAGCGTCCCGCGCATTCGGCGCACATGTAAGGAGAGAACGTCACCGCTCGAGCGCCGCAGTACTGGCACGAAGCCCGGTCAGCGTAGGAGTGGCTGCGCATCGTGATCGCGAGAGCTTCGGGAGCGCGCAAACCGGACGACTTGTGCTTCCTAGCGAACGGGTAGACATCCGTGATCGGCTCAGGCTTCGGCGGGAACAGTTCGGAGACCTTCATCGGCTAACCCACAGTTTCCACGCCGCGAACAGTAGCCCAAGCGGGAGCAGTAATAGGACCGTCCACTTGAGAGTTTGTAGCGTCCGCTCGGTTCTCACGCAGTCCCGGCAGGAGCAGGTCATCGGAACATCCTCACGACGCTTCGGACCAACAGCCCCATGGCGAACCCCGAGCAGAAGATCAGCCCGAGCCCGACCAGGCAGCCCATGACGTTCGCGGCGCGCTCGCGGCTCACTTGCGCCAAATCCATTCGTTGATCAGGTAGCTGATGCCAGTAATAAACCCAAGCGCAGCAACAACCAAGATCAACGCAAACACCGTCTCTGCTGGTTTCATGAATAGCGCCCACGCCAAGCCGACCAAAAGCAGGCAGATGCCAGGCAGCATTGCCATGATCGCGTAGAGAGTTCCGCGGCTCACCGGACCGTCCTCATGTTATGCACCGCGATTCCGACCGACACCGCCGGGATGACCACGCGAGGAATCCACACCCACTTCGGCGCACGCTTCTGCAGGTAGACGTCCAAACCCGTGGCGATCCCCACGCCCAGCACCGCACGACCGATCCTCATCTCTCTGGTTTGCATGAGCGGGTTGATCTCACGTCCGCCGCGGGAAAGCGCGTACTCCGTGCTGCCCAGGTCCGCACCGGCAGATAGGCTGTAGATCAGGATTGGGGTTGCAACGCTCACTCCCCACCTCCGGCCTTCATGCCCGCATCAACCAAGGCTAGGAATTCGTCCAGCGATCCGCTCCAAACCTTCTCGCCCTTACGAACCACCGTGAATTGGTTCTTGCCATCAATGGTCGCCACCCGAAGTCCGGTATCATCGCCAATCACGGCCCAGCTAAGGCCGGTTCTTCGATACAGCGGGTAAGAAGCTTCCGAATCGTTGGGCTTTGGTTTCTCGACAGTCATTTCGAGAAAAGCGCCTAAGAACAATGTCGTTGCTACCCCAAAAAAGAAGGCGGCAATTAAGCGCAGTGTCGCCTGATCTATCATCGGTACTCTCCTAACGGCTCAGTTCGAACCTGCTCAGCGCCGCTCACCAGCACGTCAACCTTGAACACGCGCTCTTGAACCGAGGGCAGCAAGGCGTCTAAGGCCATCTCAACCGCGCGAGGGATGGAGGCCATCTCCGTCATGGACTGCCGGGAATCCTCTACGCCGTCGCGCGCCGTGTAGTGAACCGTCACGAGGAGTTTCATTCGTAGTCTCCTGGGTCAACGTCGCTGCTGTGCGTGTCGGCCATGCGGAGGTCGTCTAGGTGCTCCTGGGCTTTGCCGAAGCGGCTTTCCAGGCAAGCGCCGCAGAAGCCAAACGGCCACCGAGCCGGCTCCCCACAGTCCAGGCAGCGAGGCTCCGGAAGATCCATCACGGGCGTGATGCGATGGTCGGTCATTCTTGCGGCTCCCCATGACAGCAGGGGCAATCGCAGGCGTCCTGCCGATGGTCGCACTCCGCGCAGAGCGGCGGGGGATCATAGGGCCATGGCGGCTCGGTCGTCTTCCACTCGTCGTAGGTCACGCCCACCTCCTCGCCGCGCTGTGCGCCTTTAGGATCTCGGCCAGCGCCTTCTCTGCTTCCTCCACCGTCTCGCACTCCGTGACGTAGCTCTCGAGCCAGGTGCGGACCGTCCCGTTGCTGAACTTCACGCGGAGGTTGTCCTCGTCCACACGGCCGACCACTTCGCCGAGGACGGCGGGGGGGCCGAGGAAGAGATGGATGATGGCGGGGCGCATGGCTACTCTGCCAAGACGGCGTAAGCGTAGCCGTTAGAATTGGGGGCGTCGCACTCGTAACGACGTCCACGGATCATCAGGCCGTATCCGGAATCGGTATCGCCATCGGCGACGTATCCGGAAACCTTACCGTCCACGAGGACCGCACTGCCAAGCAAGTAAACAGTCACCGCGTCTGCTAGTGCGTCCCGTGTTCCCTGTGTCATGCCCGTATAATAGGCCCGCTTGCATCTTGTGTCAAGCCCCCCTTGCATATTTCCTGAAAAAGCCTATTATTGACTCGTGCCCGAGAATCGCTGGAGGAAAGCCGCCCTAGCCCGCGCTGCATCCCTGACGGCCGCCGAGCGCTCCGCTATTGCCCGGAAGGCCTACGCCGCCCGTGGGGCGTCTAAGGCCCAACTGAAGCGATGGAGCCGAAAGGGCGCGCGTAAGGGCGGCTTGGCCCGCTGGGGCAAGACAGACGAGGAGGGCGCGGCGTGAACTTCGTCCCGATGGGAACTGGGGCATCGAAGATCATGCGCGGCCAATCGAGAAACGACCGGCCTCCGATCTGGTTTTCGATTCTGTTCCTCGTGGGCTTTACGGCCTTCATGGTATGGCTGGTTTCGTGAGGGGTCCTAGGCTGCGCTTCCCTGAAGCCGACGCGCAATGACCCTCGTGCCGGACCGGGTGCCTAGCTCGGGATGGCTCCAATCCGGAGGCCGTGTGAGCGAAAAGCCACTCCACGTCAGGGTAGCGGAAGCGTTAGGGTGGACCGAGCTACGGAAGGTCGGCGGCATCCCTATCGCTAACAACTGGGCCGGATGGCCGCCCGGCGCAATCCCTCTCGTTGGTCACCCACGCCCCGAAGCTATCGCGCCCCGCTATGACACAGACTGGCAATCGACAGGCTCGCTGATCGAGAAGTACGAAATCTGTCTTGAGCGATCAGGTATTGAGTGGGGCGCCTACCGTTCGCGCGATATGTCCGCGCACGGCCCGTGGTTTTACGGGAAGGGCTCGACTCCCCTCCTTGCCGTCTGTCGTCTCATCCTCGCCTTGAAGGAAGCCGGTAAGCTGGAGGCCGCCTAGAATGACCGAGAACAGCGACGAACAACCCCCCGACCGAGAGATCCGCGGAATCGCCGGCGAGGACATCAAGCAAGGCGACGCCATCGTGCTGGTCGCGGATGGGCTGTGGTACCGGCGCCACAGTGTAAGGGCCGAACAGGCCGTGCCGTTCATGATTTCCGGATCGACACAGGTTGAGGCGTCAACTCCGGCCAGACGTCGAAAGGCCCGGAAGTCAGTAGCGAAGCGCCGGGCCAAGCGCTAGTATTACGTCCAGGCCCGGGCGACGGTCCGGTGTCCACCGCCGGCACGGGGAGGGCGGGCCAGCCTTATCCCCGTCCGGCGGATCATTTCTCTAGGCGATCACCCGCGGCGTCACGAGCTCGATCAGCATCATGTCCTGGGTTCCGCCGTCCGTCGCCCCCGCACCCTGTACCGTGAGCTTGAGCGTCTGCGCCGCGGTCGTGTCTCGAGTGAACGTTGAGGCATAGTCGAAGCTCGAGGCGGCCGCCAGGTGGCGCTTGACTGAGGCGAGCTGGGTTGCTGCGGCCGTCCGGGTGATCTCGAACTCGATCCGCCACTCGGTTCCGTTCGCAGCCAGCACAGCCAGGGCGAGCACGTCGGTCCCGAAGTAGCACCGATAGGTCCGGTTTCCCGCGCCTCCCCCCGAGTTGATTCCCAGCATCGTCGCTCGGAGCATCATGCCGTTCGAGTTGAGGGTGTACGCGGGCACCGAGAACGTCATCAGATCCGTCTCGGCTACGCTAGCAACCGTGACCGGCGTGACGTTCGTGGAGACGAGGTGCGGTGTCGCCTGGGGGAAAGTAAGCAGGGTCGTCGTGCTGTCCGCGATCCCGACTGGCCTTCCGCCAGACGCATAGTTGGATGTGCTGGTCAGGAGGCCAGGAGTTGTCGAGAACCAATAGACGGCCCCGACTGTCAGCGCCGACAGCCCTGTCATCCTGCCGGCGAGCCGGAAAGTTCCCGTGTTGCCCGTGGTGATCGTGGAGGTGACAAACCCCGTGATGAGCGGCTGCGTCGATCGGTAGGCGAAGGAGAAATCCGCCTTGTAGAACCTGCCCGCGGTGCGGGCTGCGTCCCCTCCGGTCCCTGTGGAGCAGTAGACCGCATCGCCCGCCGTGAGGTTCTCGCCCGCGGTGCCGCCTACGTCCACGTCCTGCTCGAAGGGCGGGACCGTCCCGATGTTGTCTTGCGTCCGGATCGGGCTCGTCGGGGGATCGGTGTCCGTGCTCGGGCTGAGGACGAATTTGTAGGAGACGCCAGGCGTGAGGTAGAAGCCAGAAGGAACACGGCCCGCAGAGTCAAGGATGATGGGGTTCGCGTTGGGCGTGGTCAGCGCGACGTCCGTGTACGTGTTGACCTTTGTCGTCGTGCCGGCGAGGTACGTGAAGAGCTTCCCGCCCGAGACGATCAGGCCGGAATTGTTGAAGAAGGTCTGCCATGGGGTCGGGCTCAGGGTGCCTACACTCATTGAAGATTCCCCTTTATCTGGTCGAGCCCATACGGTACTATTGTTCCATGACCATAAAGACCAGCCCAGAACGAATCGCTTGGCGAAACATGCTTCAACGCTGCTATCGCACCCGCAACAAGGACTGGCCGCGCTACGGAGGTCGTGGAATCACGGTATGCGATGAGTGGCGTACTGACTTTCGGTCCTTTCTGAGCGATGTCGGCCGACGTCCTACGGCGCGCCACTCGCTCGACCGAATCGACAACGAAGGCCCTTATGAGCCTGGCAACTGTCGTTGGGCCACCCCGGAGGAGCAAGCGAACAACAAGCGAGACAGTAGGTTCCTTGAATGGGATGGCCGACGAATGACTGTTACGGAATGGGAGCGGCTGCGTGGCGTGCGGGCCGGAACGTTCAAGCGACGCCTTTATCGCGGCTGGGCCGTACAAGACATTTTGACGACGCCGGTCGCTCCGGACCCGCTGTATACGTATCAGGGCCGCACTCAGGATCTTAGTAAATGGGCGCGAGAGATTGGCCTCCCTCTCGGGACATTGCGCAAGCGCATCTTGCTGGGCTGGACGCTCCAGCGCGCCATGACGGAGCCAGTTAATACGCGGTTCCAACATCCGCACCATTAGCTGCCCCCCTTGGCTGCCTGCGCTGCCTGTGCTGCGCGGATACGTTCGTTCAAGCTGACTCCCATCTCGGCGGCTGTTGGCTTTGGACCGAGCCCGGCGTTGTCCAGCACGACATCAACCAGCTTCCGTGCCGACGACTGACTCAATTCGAACTGCGTTCCAAACTTGATCTTTAGAGCGTCGGCCATCTTGGCTCGTGAGTCGAAAGTCTTGCTCTTGATGCTCTTGATGATGTAATCGTGGGCCTCCTGCAGGACTTCCTTGTTCGCCCGCTGTCCAGCCTGCTCCGCATGCTCTGTTGCCAGACGGCTCACTTCTTTGGCGCTTAGGCCGGCCTCTCTTGCCGCCTGCTCGGCCACAGTCTTCACGCCACGAACTACGGCGTGTTTCATCTGCGCGCCCACGGCCGGCTTAAACGTGGCCCCGAGGACTTTGCCTGCTATCTTACCGGTTACCCCAAGCACCTTGTCAGTGGCTGCAGCGGTAACGCCAGCCCCGATCGCTGCGGGCAGACTCGCACCATGGCCGAGCGCAGTTCCGGTTGCAATCACTCCACTACCAGCCGGGCTTAGTGCTGCTCTTGCGGCTGCGGGCAACACGCCAGCCCCGCCAGTCAGTCCGGCCAAGCCAGCCGTAGCCAGCGTCGTCCCGATCACCGGGGCCGCCTCAGCCGCGCCGCGATCCATGCCCGCCTCTCGGATCGCTTGAAACGCGGGCGACATCACTTGGCTGTTGACGTCCCCCTCGGGCAGTTTGATGCGCGGATCTTCGGCCTCAGCACCTAACGTTGGATCTTGCTCGGGCGCAGCTATCGAAGCCATGACCTGGGCCAACTCCGCTTCGGTCGGCTCGCGATCGCCTTCCACCTCAAAGGTCTGTCCGCTAGGACCCTGCACTTGCCAGCGAGGCATTACGAACCGCCCACGGGCGTAATCGTGAAGATCCCGACCTTCTTGGCTGGCCCGGTCGGTTTCGCAACAGTGGGTACGGATACTGCCGCGCCGCCACTCTTAATCCCCGTTGCTACAAGGTTTGCCTCTTGGATCAAGGAATCAATTGCAGCCAGGGCATCGTCCTTATTGCCCCAGACGAGATCTTTCCAGCTCGCCAACTGCCCCTTAAACCGCGCCTCCTCGTCTTTGTTGATCGCGCCACCAGAACGAAGTCGCCCGATCTTGTCTGAGGCTTGATCGACCAACTTAGAGAGCTTCCGATCCGATCCAATGACAACCCCGCGCACGGACGCACCATAGTTCTCATCGAAGGCTTTGCGTAGATCCCCAAGTTCCTTCGGCAGCGTTTCCGCAATCGAGAGCACCTTAGATGCTTCAGCGCTGAGCGGTTTAGAGGAAGCTGCTGGCGCGAGCGGAGCGCCTCCGGGGCCTGTCGCTGGCACCAAGGAGCCGTCTGGCTGTACACGATACAGGGCCCCGCCCACTTCCTTGAACTCTGGCGCTTTCGGGGCAGCAGGTGCACGCCCTGCCGCCTCAAGCTGAGCTTTCGCTCGGAGTAGCTGCTGCGCCGTCGCTTGGTCTCCATTCGCGACCGCTTCAGCATAGCGAGCATCAAGGCTGCGCGTGTCCACCTTCTCCGGAGTGATGCCGCGGGCAATCTCCTCGCCTCCAGGACCGAAGCGAACCTCATTCGGCCCGAGCGAGAACGGTTCCGCCGGCTTCGGCGGCTCCAGCGCCGTCAACAGTTCGTCCACTTGTGCATCGACTTCCGGGGTGTACTCCTCGGGCATGGCCTCGGCTGGGATCAGGCCAGACTGCGCTACCTGCTGACGCAGTGGTCCGTAAGCGACCGCGCGCCCTTCCGGAGTGAGCGTCTTGTACCCGCGCAGCGCGACCGGCAGAAGGCCGATAGCCTCTTTCTTGTCCACCTGTCCGATCTTCCGAGCGGCCGCGACACCTTGATAGAGCTTCAGGCCCGCATCCGGACCGGCCGCCCGGACGAAGTCCGCCACCGAGGCATCCTCGTTGCCCATCAGGTCGAAGATTCGCTGGTCGCGGGCCGCGAGCGCCTTCCGCTCGTTCTCCTGCGCTACGATGTCCCCTACCTGCTGCCCGATGCCAGCAACGCTCGAGCCAAGCAGATGCGCTTGATCCTGCTGCATCCGCGCCGCAGCCTCACCAGCCCGAAGGATGATCTCCGAGATACGGTTGCCCGGCGTGTAGTCGTACCCCTGACTTGGGGCGAACGGGACATAGCCGAACCCCTTCGGCATCAGCGCGGTGCTCCGTAGCTCAGAAGCATTTGTTCCCTACGGAATCTGTCATCGATCGGGAAGACGTACTGCTGCCACTCGCGAGCGTAGGCCTGGTTCGCCGCGTCGCGCTCAAGGTCCGCCTGAGTCTGCCACTGCGCGAAGTAGGGCGCGTACATGTCGCGGCTCGCCTGATAATTCAAGCCGTACTGGTTCGCGGCCCGCTGATTCGCCGCCGCATACTCCTGGCTGGCAAAGTCCTGACCATAGCGGAGCAGCTCGTTGAGGGTGTTTCCGCTGCGAAGCGTCCCCTGCGCGGACTTGCTGCGCTCCAGCGCTTTCATTCCCTCGTTGAATCTGAACTGATAGCTCGGGTCCGCAAACACGTCCTCCGCCGTGGGCTGGAGGTATGGCGGCACGTAGAAGGACGGGACGTTCGGGATCTTCGTCTTCGGCTTCTTGCTGCCCTTGAACTTCGGCGTCTGGTAGGAGAACGGTTGAACGTACTCCACAGGCTGCTGCGCTGCTGCCTGCTGCTGGGCCTGCTGCGGAGCAAGCGCCGCATACGTGACGCGCTGTGGCGTCGGGTTGAAACGGTAGTCCGTCCCGTACTCAGAATTCCTGGCCATACGGGCTCCTTGGACGTCCCATGCTACCTAAGGTCATGGGAGGAGGCTGCATCGGCTCTTCCGGTGGCACCTCAGCGAAGTTCGTGGGGATCTTGAACCCGTAGCCGGCGAGGACTGAAACTGCGGCGTTGCGGTAGGGCACACGGAACTGCTGCTCCGCCTCCCACTGTCGCTTCGCCTGCTCCTGCTGCTCTTCGTACTCCCGCCGCCTCGTGGCCTCGCGCTCTTGCTCGAAAGCAAGCGCCTGATCGGCGGCGCGCTGTTGAGTCTTCTGAGCACCCTTGCCGCCGAAGTACGAGAACGCACTCCCAACGGTGGATGCCACCGCGGGCGCTGCAACTGCAAATGGAAGCGGCATACCCCCCTGTCCTCCAGGCACAAGACTGGCCGACGAACCGCTCTGTACTCCGCCCGGCGTTCCGTAGGGAGTCGGTGTCAGCATTACTGCTCCAAGGAAACCATGTACGTATCGAGGTCGGGGATTTTCCGGCCGCCGATCCGCGTCACAAGATCCGCCACCTGATCGTCACCGACGCTCGCCATGGCCCAGTCGCGGGACCACTCCCGAGCAGCCGTCAACGCGGACTCGATCAACAGCCGCTTCACTCCTGCCCCAGCATCACGAGCGACCCACACGTTCTCGAGGTGCGTCACCCGGAGAATCGCCATGCTTCCGCGGATCTTCCCTTCGTCCTCGACCACGACCACTCGCATATCCTTCGGATCAACGAACGACAGGACCGAAGGATGGTCCGTTTCCTCCAGCCGTGCCCATTCGTGCTCCGCCAAGGTGCGCGCGATCATTTGAGCGTCCAGATGGTAACAAGTTCCGCGAGGTGCCGCTCGATCCGCCAGAGCAGGTACATCGCGGTCAACCCCACACCCGACCAAAACACGTAATACCAGTAATCACCCACGAGCCTCATCGGGCGAGCGGCGGGCTGTTGGGGATGGGCATCAAGAACCTGTCCACGAAGAGATCCCGCGCGGCAGCCGCACGAGTCCCGACGCGGAAGAATCCACCGAAGGCCGTCGAATCGGCCGGCAAACCAGTTGTGAGCGTCGTGATCTGCGTGTCGGTCCCCGCATCCCCCTGCCTGAAAATCACATCCATCACGTAGGACGATCCGAGCAGTCTCCGCTGAAAGATGAACTTGAGCCAGGTATCGACGGGACACGGAGTCAGCACAGCGATGTCGCTCTGAAGCACCGCGCCTGTACGCATCCGGAAGTGGAGGTTGTTGTCAACGGCCGTATCGTAGAAGGCGTAGACCATGTTCGCGCCGAACTCGAACGCGCTCGCCGGCCAGTTGGCCCGCGCATCGTCGCTGATCCCGCACTCGAACCGAGACGTCGTGATGGTCGCGGATGTCTTGAAGTTGAGCGTTACCGTGCTGATCTGGTCCCAGCGGACGGACCCAGCAGCCGCAGCCACAGGGAAAAATGCCGACGTGATATCCCCGTTGTTCACGTCCGTCAGGAGCCGCTGAATCCCAGGATGGTTCGCTTCAGCGTTGACGATGTCCCACGACGCCGGTGGGGAAGCCCCAGGGCCAGGGACATTGCTCCAGAAATCCTCCTGCGAGAAATCGTTCTTCCAAGCGTCCGTCGTGCTCGCATCCTGAAACACCGGGCTCGTCGTGGCGAGTTCGTTCAGGAACTGGAACCACTTCAGCCAGGGCTGCGTGCAGAAGTTCGCATGCGGGTCCGTGTTCGGGCGCTCAGGGCTTCCTGGGCTTCTACCGCCCTTCCCGCGCACGATGCTCCCTCCAGCCTTCGGGAGGTTCGCTATCGGAGTCTGATACGGGATAGGAACAGGGTTCGCCATCTAGCCCTTCGCCGTCGCGTCTTGTAAAAAGGCCGCCGTCAAGCGCCAGGGAATCGGATCAGTGACGCTCACCTCGAACACCCTGCGCCTGGCCTGGCCGCAGCGATTCCAACGAACCCGAGTCCCGTACTGACCGATCATCCCGGCAGAGCGGAGTCGCTCATTGCCCCAGGTCTTTCCGCCGTCGTTCGACATGCGCATCATGACTTGCGGATTCGAGCCCGGATCGACCGTGTTTCCAAGGCCTGGCTCAAGGTCGAGCTCGAACGCTGGATAGGTGATCCGCTGGAGTTCGTTGACCAAGGCCGGTGCACGTCGAACGCGGCGGATCTCACGGCCATCGGCATCCATCCCGAAGGCCCGATCCATCACGTAGATCGAGCCGGTTCCGATGTCGAGCATGCGGTGTCGGCCGAACACGAACGCGTGGAAGCAGGGACGCCAGATCCCGAAGCGGTTCTCTTCGCTGAGCCACGTTCCTCGCTTGGCCCATCCGTTTGCCACGTTTGGGTTCGAGGAATCCCAGGCGAGAGTTAGATCGAAGGTGTTGAAACTCAGAATATAGAACGTGTGGCCGGCATCGTTGTACGTGAACCCGATGGCGTCGCTGATGATGAAGTTGCCCTCAGTCGTCAGCCCGTTCAGAAGCGCTTGAATCGGATACGTGGAAATTATTTCCGGGTTAAACCCGTTCGCCCGGATGACCATCCCCCGTCCGTCCTTGGAGCGTCCCAGCCAAACGGGGGCGCTATCCACCACCGTCGCGGAAAACGTCGCGGCACAGCCGAACTCGAAGAACCCCGACGGATCGGGCGTGAAAGGAAACGGCGACGTCCCAGCGTTGAACCACGGCTCCGAAGTCTCCGTGCCAAGGAGATAGATATAGCGGTTCGAGATGACGAACGAGATCCAGGGATCGGCGGCAAGACTGCGCTGCGCAAAGGAGGTTCCGGTGTTCCACGTCAACCCATCAGCCAATTCGCTCGCATACAACGATGCCGTGAACGGATCGAGCGAGATGAAGTACCCCTCCAAGTAGCCGCCCTTGGTGGCCTTCCCGTTGAGCGCCGCGATCTGCGTGAACGCGGTCGTCGCATAGTTGTAGATGTAGCCGTTCCGACCGGACGTGATGAAGATCTCAAAGTTCGGGTTGCCTGAGTCGCTCAAGGTCGCCGGAAGGCCATCGTTGACTACCGTCCCGCGCAACGTCACGGTTCCAGCGATGTCGATCTGGTAGAAGCCATCCCCGATCACAGCGAACTCAAGCGATCCCACGGCCAGGTGCGCGCGCCCTGATCCGCCCGAGACGCTCGCGATCTCCGTCACGCCCGGAGTGGGAGCTAGCCACATTTTCGACGTGGAGCCGGGAACCTCCGCAACCTCCACGTACCAGTTCATCAACTCTTCTTGGTCGAAGGTCGCGGCCTGCGAGACATATGACGGTCCCACGAATCCCGGTAGCTCCATCAGGGTCCCGTGCGGATGTTCCACCAATACGGCGTCCCTTGCGTCAGCGCCGCAGTGTCGAAGCTCAGGTCCGCCATTCTGACGTTCGCGCGCTTCACGTCGGCAAGGCTCTCAAGCGCGTCATCGCGGAGAGACTGGCTGACTTCGCGGCTGTACGTTCCCGCAAGGTCCATCGCGAGATTCTTGACCATCATCCGCTTAAAGCCCGGCGGAAGGCTGAGGATGTCAGTCAGCGCCGCGAACTCCGTAACCGCTACGGGCGCGTAAATCACCCCCATCAAAGTCGCGCTCGTCGGCACGGGCCAAAAGGTCAAGGTGCCGAGCGGAAACGTCGGGTTGTAGTACCACGACGTCGGAAGCGTGTTCGTCAACGCCTTCTGCGGGATGTTCGCGAAGTCGAGGTCTGTCATTTCGTAGAGCGGGTACTCAAGATCAGGTGTGGGCGCGGTGTCCTGGAACCGAACCTCTTGGATGTAGACCGGACGGGCGATGTTCACCGTCCCGCCCGTCCCCACGGTGTAGGTTGCTGTGCCCGAGACGATCGTCCACGTTGAGCGGAGCACGGTGAACAACTGGAGGCGCTGTGTCCGCCACTCGTCCACGAGCAGATTCAGCGCATTCAGCCCGTCCTCTCCATCCTCGGCCGCCATCGTCTCGCCGGCCGCGAGCACACCGATCTCCTTGAGTGCCGCTTGGACGATGTCGCTCGCTGTGGTGAACGCCATCTAGCCGGCCGAGAGACGCTGAAAGAAGCTCGCACAGATCGCCGCGACCCACTTCATGATCGCGCTGCCCGCAGTGAACCCCAAGCCCACGAGAAACGCCCAGAAGATTACCTGAAACCATCGTCCGGTCATGGATTCCTCCTATGCCGCCGCGTTCTTCTTCGGCCGGCCGCGCCGCTTCACGGGCTGAGCCGGGATCTCAGGAACGTGCTCGTATGATGCTGCGTCCACCGCGTCCGCCTCGGCCTTCGCCGCAGGGCTGAGCTTCTTGTCCTCGTGGTGACGATGGGCTGCCGCCTTCGCGATGGCGTCGTCCAAGGAGTTGAGGTGCGCCACGGCGTCGTTCGGTGAATCACGCCAGCCCTCGTCAACCGCACGGCGGTACTCTTCCTCGTTTCCTACGATGCGCTGGCAGGACTGGGTGAACCGCGCTGCGTGCTCCTGCGCCCGGCGCCATTCGCTGTCCGTCTTGAAATGCTCGGGCTGAGGCTCTGGCATGTGCGCGATGTTCTTGCCGTTGACCTTCTTCGCCTGGTACACCATCGCGGGCCAGCGCTGGAACACGTAGGGCTTGTTCCACTTGCGCATTTCCTTCTCATACGCCCGCCACTGCGCGCCGTCGTTGCGTTTTTGGGCGATCTCGGATTCCTCGGACTGCTCGTTTGCCATTCGGCCTCCTAAAGCGGCGTCACTGTGACGACCGCGTTCCCGTACATCTCGACACGATAGTTGATTCTGAGCGTGGTCTGGGCCAGCGAGCTCGTGAAGTTGGCCGAGATGTCCACGGTGTCAGCAGCGTTCGAGGGGATCGTGAAGCCGTTGTTCGTCAACGTCCCCACGCTCACCGCGACCGTCTCTGTAGCCGTGCTGACTGTGGCCACCGCTCCCGTCTCCGCGCCAGCCTTGTTCACAGCAGCGAATGGCAGGATGCCGGACCGGATTTGGAAATCGGTCCCGTCGTTCGCTTCAACCGTGTAGATGACATGTCCCCCAACGCACGTTCCTTGCGGAACGCTGATGCGCACGAACGCCGTGGCGACCGTCTCTGTGAGCGTCTTTGTGCCCATCTTGCCCTGGATGCTGCCGCCGTCCTCGATGCCCCAAACACGAACAGCGTTATCGCGGGCTAATACAACCGGGCTCGCCGTAGAGCCGTTGTCGCAAACTACCCCAGCGGATTCATAGACAACCTCGGCTGTCCCTAAATCGAAGTGTCCGCCGACCTCCTTGGATGAACCGCCAGTATTTCTTGCCCGACCCAAGACGCCGATGTTCGTCGCTGAGGCTTTCGCGGTCGTCGCTCTGCCGGCCAAGCCGAAATTCGTGCTTCCGCTTCCGGCCTCTGCGAATAGTCCCGTGTTATGGCCGACCGTAACTCCGAAACTCTCACAGGCGAGCCCGATGTTCCCGCCGCCGACACCGCCAGCATGAACCCCGGCCGCATTGTTGTTCACGTACACCGCAATCGTGCTTGCAGCGCCCGTATATCCCGGAGCCAGCCCGACCTGAAGAGCACGCTGCGGAAAAAAAGCCGCGCCGCTTGATGTAACCAAGATCAGTACGCCGTCAACGGCCGCATCGGGAGACGCGGGCAACTGTCCGCCTAGCTCAAAGAAATGCTGGGCGTTGTCCCCCGAGACGCTCGGGTTGAACTCAACGCGATCGCAGATGTTCACCGGGGCTTTGAAACGAATCGGACGAGTCAGGTCCAGCAGCCCGCCGCCCTGATAGAACTCGTCAATCTCCGTGATCACCATCTGGCCTCGGTGAAAAGAGGGCGGGAGCCGAAGCCCCCGCCCCAGGAACTTACGCCAGACCCGCGCCCGCAACCGTCGCCGCGCCACCGACCACGCCGACGAGGTTCCAAGTTGCGTTACAGGCCACGACGAGGACGGCTTGCTTCTGATCGGCCTTGAAAGTGACCACATCCGCCGTGGCACCGACACCGCCGAGGCCGCCCGTGAACGTAAGCGTATGGGCGACCGCACCGTTGTTCGTAAACATGATGGTGTCGCCGTCCATGTCCGTCGTCGGAACCGGAACCGTCAACGCGATGGCGCCGGTACCGTTGAGGATCACGGTGGTATCCGATCCCGCCGTGGGTAGCGTCAAGGTGGAGGGAGTCGTGGTGATGGACACCGTGCGCCGCGCTCGGCCCGAAAGCGGGCTGTTCGAGCGCACGTTGGAGCCGGGGCTGTCCCAGTCGTCCGCAGCCGTACCGACGACCACACCTGCCGAGGCGACGTGAGCCGTGCTCTGCGTAGCCAACTGCCCCGCACGAACCGGGATGGTGACACCCGAGGAATAGTTGGACTGCACGACGAAGAACTCGTCGTCGATACGGACGATGCGACCGGCGGCGAAGCCCGTGGCCGAAGCCACAACGATCTGGGCATCACCGATTGCGAAGGCCGAAGCCAAAGTGGTTCTAGTAAGCGCCAAGGGAGCCTCCTAACCCTGCACTCGGCAGGCCCACTCAGCACGGAGAGTGGCAGCACCGACGATCGTGTCGATGCGGGTGATGTTCTGGTCGCTCTGCACATCCCACTGCTCGGCCATGCGGAGTGCAACCCCGCGAGCCTTGCTCTGGATGCGAGACGCCTTCGCGCCGCCACCCGGCATCGCAAGATCCGCCGTCACGAAGGCGAAAGCCTCCGGATGGAAGATCATGCCCGTCGGGGAAGCGGTCGCGGCGAACGTGCCGCCGGGAGCCATCGACCAGTAAGTGACAACCGCGTTGTCCGCCGGGGAGGCGGTCACCGTCTGAAGAGGTCCGCTCGTGATGATCGGCGGCGAAATGCTGAGCGTCGCAGCGCCGGCCGCGGCGGAAACGTCCGCGGTCAGGACAAACTGCTGTAGACGCGCAGTCGAGATGTAGCTCAGCCGGTTGACGGAGAAAACCCCGCCCGCCGTGAAGATGTCGCCGCGCTTGAGGTTTGCGGTGCCCCAACCATCGGTGATCAGGCTCGAGCCCGTCTGCGAAGCGCCGTTGACGAGCGGGGTGCTCGCCGTCGTTGCCTCGCCGGACAGGAAGCCCGGACGGTTCTGATCCTCGTACCATTCGCCGATTCCGAGTTGTCCCCGACCCAACATGCCGTCGCGGTAGTTCTCCGAGATGATGGCCTGCGGGTTGAACAGGGTGGTCGTGCTGTTGGCGATGACGGCCGCGGCCTCGGGATCGAGGACCGCGACGCGCCCAGGACGCGGGGATGACATGTCAGTCAGCTTCCGGTTGCCCTGGAGGTACAAGAGGGTGGTGGACGGAGTTGTGCCGAGGGTTCCGATCTCGTTCCAGACGTCACGGAAGACGTTGTTGAACGCGAGACCATCCACGACGGAGGCCAGAGCGTCGGACGCCGTCTTGATGTAGCGCTCCTGCACGTCCTCGACTTCGGTCGTCTCCTGCCACGCGGACCACGCCATGTCCACGTGCTTTTGGTTCGTCAAGCTGATCGGAACCGTCTGATCGAGGATGTTCTGAACGTCGAGAGCCTGGCCGTCGCTCACTTGCCAACGCTGCGGGAGACGATAGTTGATCGTGTTGCCGACCTTCGCTCCTGCCTGGACGTACTCCGAAGAGTACTTCCTTTCCACGTTGGCGATGAACTTCAGCGAGTTCTCATAGTTCCTCCCGACCTCTTTCAAGGTCCAGGAGGGGGTCAACAGCGTATTCGCCATTTACTGCCCCTACGGGCTTGCGCCCGTTTACCGCTTTCGACGCTCCTTGGCGTTCATGACCCTGACGTGCTCGTCATAGCTCATGTCTTCGCTGATTTCGTCGTCGGCGGATTGAGGCGATCCGGTCACTGTCCGAACCGGCGGCTTCGCCTGACTGATCGCTGGCCGGGAGGCTGGTTTGACAGTTGGGGCAGCCTCGAGACGAGCTTCGATTTTCGCCATTTCTCTCCCGACGGCTTGGGGGGAGGGCAGCGTAGCGAGCCGCTGAAGGTCTTCAGGATGCTCTGAAAAGTGCGCGAGCAGTAACGGAGCCTGCTCGGATGAGACGATTTCGTCGGCGATCACGTTCTCTGGAGAGAGTAGCTCGCCGTTGACCAGCGTGAATGACGGGCGAAGGCTCCGAACCTCCTCGGACACCTTGCTCTCGTACTCCGCGCCGAAATGCTTTTCGATCCGGTCCCGGAATGTCACCACGGTGCGGTCGAGCATGGACGCGTAGGAGTTGACCTCCTGCTCAGCCTGCTTCTTGGCTTCCCATTGCTGCTCGCGCCATTCATCACGCGCGTCGAGGTAATCCTCGTACTCGGGAAAGTCCTCGGGCTTGAAGGGAAGCTTTTCCTTGATCCGCTGGGCCTTCTGATCCTGCTCCTGCTGTTGTGGCTCCGTGCGGGCCTGACGTTCGTACCGCAGCCGGTTGAGTTCCGCGTCGCGCTCCGCTAGCTGGCGCTTGAGCTCGGCAGCTTGGCGCGTCGCTTGGAGCATCCGCGCGCGCGGGTCGTCGCGGGGCTTGCCTAGAGGCTTTTCGCCCTCTGGAGTTGCGCCTGCAACAGCGTCCTCTCCTTCGTCAGCCGCTCCAGCGTCACCCGCCGATCCAGCATCCGCTCCGGAGTCGGTACGAACATCCCCGGCGGTGGATTCGTCACGGGAACGTTGATGACGAGCCTCCGCGGCCGCCGCGCCGCCTTTCTTGCCGAGGACCGACGCAGCTTGCGAGACATCGGGCTCCTTTTCCGCCTTAGCTTCCGCCTTCGGCTTGTCCGGGATGGGCTTGATGACGCGCGGAGAGCGATCCGGCTCCTTCGCCCGCTCCTCGAACGTCTTGACCATCTCCTCCGCAGTTTCGTGCGTGGAAGTGATCGTGTAGCCGTCTGATTCGATTGTGGCAGGCCCTTCGGCCATCTTGTCCCCCGATTATCCGCTTACGCCTTGAAAAGTCAACGGCCTAGAAGCATCCACTTGAGACGACCGAAGAAACCACGCGACAGCAGGAGCAGCACCTTGTCCCGGGACTGCTCCAGGCCCATGGCGCGCAGTTCCAGCTTTCCAACGCGCTCACGAGTGATGAACTCGTTATTCAGCGCCGTGAGGTTGATGTCCTCCTGCTCCTTTACGGCCCGGCGGCGCCGCTCGCTCTTGAGGGTTCCGAACACTTGGCTCATCAGAACCTCTTATCACCCTTCGGCAACGGCTGATCCTGAGACTTCCGATAGGTCAGGTCCGGAGGCTGCAACACGACATCCGCCGCCTTCTCAGCGATCTTGCCTTCCGTCTGAAGCTGGATCTCCTCCCGCTTCTGAGCGCTCGCGACGATCGCCTCCAGTTTCGCCTGCCTGGCCTCGAGCTCCGCGATCAACAGCTTCGTCTCCTGGTCGATCTTCGCCGTGGCGATCTTCGTCTCGCCATCCAACTGGGCCTTCTGGAGCTGCCCCTGCGACTCGATCTGCTTCGTCTGGATCATCTGGCCCGCTTGCTGGAGCTGCATCTGCAGTTCCTGATTCTGCTGCTGAAGCTGCATCATCTGGGCCTGCATCTGCTCCGGGCTCATCTTGTTTTCGTCAGCCAGCATCGGATACTGAGCCGCGCGCATCTTCACGAGGAGATCCTTGATCTCCTTGGCCCCCGGGAAGTCCTGCATCCCGAAGTACAGCGGTCCGATGATCGGAAGCAGTTCCGGCCGCGCGGTGATGATTTCCCCGATAACCTCCGAGCCCTCCTGCCTGAGCGTCTGGAAGGACTTCCCAACGGTGATCGAGACCGAGTAGACGCCCTTGCTCAGATCGAAGAGCTTCGCGTCCTGCTGCGGGGCGCCGCCGTTCATCGGGACCGGCATTCCGTCCTCGCCCTCAACGAAGGGAGCGTTGAGCATGACCATCTGGGACTGATCCTCTTCGTCAAGGATCGACACCACACGCTCCGCGCGGTCGTAAACCTTGGGCATCAGGTCCAGGACGATCCGCGCCTCGAGGTTCATGCTCACGTCAGCGAGGTTGTAGAGGTAGCCCGAAGAACTGATCTCGAATTGCTGTTGCTCGGCCTGGATGGCCTTTCCGCTCCGCTGGGGCTGCTGTCTCCCTAGACTCGGATCGTAAGCAAACGTCCCGGACTGGAGGAATTCGTTGAACTGCTGGAGGCCGAGGATGGCGAGCGAAGAGCCGGACATGTCGATTTCGCTGCGCTGCGGCTGGCCGTAGTCCTGCCCGTTGATGAAGCGGTTGTAGAGGATGTACGGGAAGTTCCGGCGGTTCGCCTGGTCCCACCACTTCTCGTAACCTTCAACCTGCTTCGCGTCGAGCATGTAGGGAGCCTTGGGCTCCATCGCCATCCGCTCAACCAGCGTGCTCGCGGCGTAGTTGTAGGCCCTCTGAGCGTCCTTGTTCGCATACACCATCCCCACGTAGCGGCGCTGGGAGTCGAACGGCTGAAGTTCCTCACCGAACACCGGAACGAGCGGGATGTACTGCCCCATCCACTCGGACGGCCCCTCAAGGTGCTGCAACGGATCACCACCGGGCGCTAGAAGGCACTGCCAGACCTTCGGAACAAGGTGTTTTCTGCGTCGCGCGTCCTTAGTGGGCTTGAATTCCGGCGGAAGGTCCTCCGGGAGCTCCTCCTCGATCTCAACCGCTTCGCCCCCGGCCTGCACGTAGGCTTCCGGCATCTCAACGAAGGTCTGCTTCTCGTACTCCTTGTACCAGTACTCCGCGACGCGCACGGCCCATGTATCGCCGTCCTGCTTGATCCAATCCGGGGCTATCGCGTTGATCGCCTCGAAATCCCCCTCGTCCTCGGGCACTTCGGCATCAGGGTAGAGCGCCTTGAACCGCTCGATGGGCAGCCACGACGCCACGAAGGCGTAACCGGCATCCGAGTAGTCCGTCTGCTTGGCGGAGGGGTCGATGTAGACCGAATCCTGATAGAGAATCCGCTCGATCCTGATGACTTGGTCGAACGGGTGGCCGCCCTCGTCGTCGTAGTCGGTGTTGATGCGGTACCAGCCCCTTCCAGCCCAAGCAGCACGAGCGAACGCCCATCCCCGCGCCTGATCCGCCCGGCTCTCCTGCTCGATCGAGCGATACAACCCCTGAATCATTTCCGCGGTTTCCGGGCTCGCATCCGGGCTCTTCGGATGGAGGTTGATTCCGAGTCTCGCTTGCCTCTGCTGGTTGCGGATCAGCTGAAACGGCTGGTTGAGCTTGCTGATCGACAGCATGGGACGCGCGTTGCTGATCGTCCCAGACGCGACTCCACCTCTCCGCTCAGCCCTCGATGCGTCGTCCCACTGTTGCTCAGGGTCCTGAAAGCGCAGGTCATCCCGTTCCCGGCGGCCTTGATTCGACCAGGCGTCCGAGACGTACTTGTAGCGCTTGAGTGCTAGTTCGGCGATGTCCTTTTCGCGCTTCGCCATCAGTCCCCTGCCCTTAGCCCTCTGAGTTCCGCCTCGATCTCCCGGAGGTCGCAAGCCGCATCAGAAACGCCATGCCAGTCTCCGTCCCGTGACTTCGCTTGAAGGTACTCGACCATCGTCGCGTGGAGAGCAAGAAGGTGCTGCTTGCGCTCGATGTCTGGCCTTACCGGGAAACTGAGACTCGCAGTCATGGCTGAGGATTCGTGCCGCAATCCGTGTTGGCGTTGATGCAGCGATTCAGGAGCGACTGCAACGCCGTCGGAATCCACGCGTCCATGAAATCCCCGTGCGCGGTGAAATCCGGCCCGCTCGCGAGGTTCACCTCCCCAATCGGTTGAGTCCCCACGTTGTAGCGCCAGAATGACTCGATCCTCGGAAGGACGATGGGATGAGACGTCGGGCACCTCGATCCGCTCGGATAGCGCATGTGGCTGATGTGGTCCGGCGAGTCCAGATCCCGACCGTTCCAGCAGTTCGGAAACGTCATGCTCAGGACCATCGTGCCCGATCCGCACTGCGCGGGAGGCCTCGGCGTGTCCGTTCCGGACCCCGGCCCGCACTTCCACGTGATCTGAGTCCCAAGCAGCGGATTCTCGGCTGGCGTCTGGGCGTGGCCGTTGCCGATCACCATTTTGAGCCCCGCGGGGAAGGCTCTGACCGTCGTCCCGGACGGAGCACCCTTGCGGCGGTAGTAGAAGAGCGCGTTCTTCGTTCCCTGCGCCTTGGGCAGCACTCGCAGCCTCTGCGATCCGTGGATGTAGAGCGCCGGAACCCAGTACCCCGAGGTGTCGCCCCCGATCGCGCACGTGGTCCCCGCTGCTCTCATCTGATCGACGGTGGAGTTCGCTCGAGTGCCCAAGCTGCCGGCGAAGTCGTGAAGATGGCTCGCGCCGGGCTGATTCGGAAACACGATGGGATCGTCCGAAAGGCTGTGCGAGTAAGCACACGACACAATCCACCCCGGCGCAGCCGCTTCAGCAGGCAGGGCAAACAGCAGGACCAACAGGAGCTTTCTCAACCAGGAACCTCTCATTCTTCCGACTCGTAACGCAGCACGAACCACAGCGCCGCACCAGCGCCCAGCACAGCACCGATGACCAGCAGTGACGCTCCGACCAGAAAGGAGAGAATCACTTGCGAGCCGCCAAGGTGCACACCATGTCTGACGCGGCCTCCTTGTAGTTCTGGAGCGCGAAGCTCTGGTACTCCTGATTCCTCGAATGAAGCGCTGGATTGAGACTATACCCCCACGTCGCCTCGAAGTCGCACGTATAGGCGTCGTTGTGCGGGGCGTTATCCTTCCGCCAGTCCTTCGAGAGGTAGTACCACCAGAATTCCGAGACCGGCGGCCATTGGTGCGTCAGGTCCCCATATGCCCTCGTGCTGGCCCAGTGCGGCGTCACAACCAGGCACTTCCCGCCAGGAATCAGCACGCGGTAGAGTTCGTTGACGAAGTGGATGCGCTGGTCTGCGGTCAAGTGCTCCACGAAGTGCGAAGCACGAGCCTCGGTGACCGTGCTGTCCTTCCATGGCCAGCGCAGGTCCGCGAGGTCGGCCTTGATCGGCTGCCCGAAGTCGCGTACGTCCACTCCCGTGAAACCTTCTGCCGGATTCTTCCCGCAGCCGAGGTCTAGCTTGAGCTCGGCGGCTTTCTTCACGGCGCGGAGGCGCGCAGCTTTACCCATTAGTGGACTTGCCTTGTTGATCCGAACCACAACCGCGATGGACGTCCGAACAATAGCGCGTACCCCCAGACGATCAGGCCGCAAGAGATCGAACAGCTATCGGCGTCTGGATTCACGAAGATCGCAGCAAAGTGCGGGCGCTTGTCGAACTTCGGATCAACCCTGACGATCACCACATCATTCTCGCTATTTCGGAAGGCCTGGCGGCTTTACCCACGGGCCTTCTGTCCATTTCGGTCTAGATGCATCGCTCCAAGGATTCCAATCACCGAACCGATGCTCCATGCAGCAACATAAGCCCACTCGTGGTTGGCGTTAAAGCGGGCCACTGTCCCTTGAACCAACGAAGCGCTCAGGGTCAGAATGGCCGTGGCAGTATAGCGGTCAGTGGAAATCGTTCGAATGTTCCAAGCCCCCAATCCGTTACCAACTATTGCCGCCGCTACCACAACAAGCCACATCACCACATCGTTTCTCCATCGAAGTGCCCGACCTTGACCGAGCAGTCTATGGCACAGCGGTAGCCGTACTTCCGCAGGTCGGCCCACGCGTACAAATCTTGCGTGCCGATACCTTCCTTCCCAGCTACGGTCTTGAACCAAGGGCGCCGTAATCTTTCATCACGAAAGGTCTTCAAGCGCCAGAGATTGAACCCCATCCCAGTCCCGCAGCACTCGACTAGGCCGCCGCTTGGGTCCGGCGGCTGCGGCCTAAAGTTGAGCACTGGGTCCTTTGGGTCGCCCCAGATCTGAGGGACGCCACCCTCGCCCTTGGTCCAGTAGAGCCCGCCGATGCAGGCGAACTCCGGGTGCTCCTCCATACGCTTGACGAGCGCCAGCACGCCATCCGCCGGCGGCGCGTTGTCGTGCTCAAGAGTCAAGACGTACTCCCAACCCTTCAGGTCCGGATGGTCAAGAATCTGCTGGATGGCGGTTGAGTAAGCCTCTCCTACCTCCAGCCCCTGCGCCAGAATCCGGACCACGCCGTTGTTCGGCGGAAACATCAGGTTCCAGTGCGCGAGCGCGACCTTCGAGGGGATCGAATCGCCCGCCGGCAGTACGACGATGATCCGCTGCTTCTTCCACGTGCCGCCCTGGATCAGCCGCGCGCGCCCGGCGCTCAGGTTCGCGTTGTGCTTGCCGCCGAAGTCTTGAACAACGAGGCTCATAGAACCGTGAGAGACCCAAACCCGCCGGCGACGTAGCGAAAGTTCCAGGCGTTGCTGTAGCCGTTCTGGTCCGCGAAGTCTACCGCCTCGTCGGCGATTAACTGGTTGAACTGAATCGCGGTGTTGTAGACGCCCAGCGTCTTCATGCTCACCGCACGATTCATGGAGCCGAGATTGTGCGGCGTGCTCCCGACCTGAATCCAAACGGCCGCGCTCACGGTGAGCTCGTCAGCCGCCGAGATGTCCAAGTCGTTCACGGTCACGAAAAGGATGTTTGCCACTAGAAGCTCGCTGGGTTGTTCTGATTAAGGATCAACGGCGGGACCACAACGATAGGACTCTGCTTGTTCACCGCGTTCGACGCGATGCTGACCGGGAAGGCGTTGGTCGTCGCTGACCACATCCCGATCCAAGGATGAAGGCCCATCGTGGTGTTGTTCGCCGTCGCCACTCCGATGGTCCCGGAGTGAGACAGAGAGTTGGAGGCCCAGATGTAGCCACCGGAGAACTGGCCCGTCTGATTCGAGACGCCCGCAGTATCGTGGTTCGTGGCGATATAGTAGATCGAGCCGAACCGGAACACTGGGCTCGAGGACCAAGCGGTGGCATCGATGGTCAGGTAGCGATTGCCCACGAAGAGCGTCGAAAGGTTCGCGTTCGCTGCGCCCGATCCGAACGTCACCTCCACCGAGTTGAGCAGGCTGAGAGACGACGCGTTCTGGGTGTAAATCCCGATGCGGAACGTGGACGTGAACGCCTGGCTCATCGTGGCAGTCGAGCCCGACAGCGACATGCGATAGTAGAACGTGTTGCACGTCAGGTCGCCAGGGAAAGGACCACCCCACGGCGCCGCGACCAAAGGATAGATGGCGAGAGAGCGGTGCGAGCCGGCGAAGACGAAGCTGCGCCTCGGCTCACCCACTGAGTCGCCCGCGGCGTTGAGGTTGTTGAAGATGCCGAGACTTGGCGCGGACAGCGTGTTGCCGGCCGGACCGTAAACCGACAGCGTTCCGCTCGCCCCGTCGATACTCTGGCTCATGGTGATGTTCGAGCCGGGGACAAAGTGGTAAAGGATGTCGTCGCCGGTAGCGTAACCTGTGGTTCCAGCGGTGGCACCCCCAGCAGTCTGCGTGCTCATCCCGATGCTCTGCGTGATCGCGGCTGCACCTGCCTGCACGTCCACAATGATCGAGCCGTTGCTCACTCCGACCGACGCGGCGCCCGACCCCCGGAAGATCACGGTATCAAGGTTGATCGTGTTGCTCGATGACTGGGTCGTGTTCCCGGTCGCGAAGAACGAGCCGCGGATCTCGGTGACCGCTACTTGGCCGGCGTTGTTCGTCCACGACAGGTAGGCGTTGTCGCTGAAGCTGAGCGTCTGGAACGCGCTCGACCCTCCCGCCGCGCTGAAAGCCTGGTTGCTCTGGGACGTCAAGGCGTTGTGGCTGCCGACGATGGTGTGTTGCCCCGCAGCGCCCGAGCTCAAGGACAGCGTCACCCCGTTGAGGTTCGTGAACGCCAGCCGAGCCACAGTCCCCGACGTGGCGTTGTCGCTCACCGTCCAGCTTGAATTGGTCAGCGTCGCCCCAACGATAGAGATCGTGTTCAAGGCGTTCGCGGCCGTCGCCTGGGACAAGGTCACGTTATTCCCGCCGGCCAGCACGAACCGCCCGACATCCACCCGCGTATCGCCCGCTGTGTTCCCCACGTTCGACGCGCCCATGCTGAAGACGCCGGCATGCCGGTGGTCCTCGAGCGCAACCCTTGGCGCCGTTCCTACGCTGTTCGCGCTTGCAACCGGGTGAGCCAACGTCGCCGGCGCTCCGCCACCTGCAGCCGAAGCCGTGATGGTCGAGCCGTCGAGCCCGAAGCTGACAGTCGGAGAGTCTGCGAATGTCAGGTTCGAGAGGTTGTTACTCGTCGTCCCGGCGGACACGTTGATATTCGTGATCCCGGCGCCACCCGCAGCGCCACCCGGGACGATGATCGTCCTACCCACTCGATCCCCAATCCGCATTGGCGTCCCACGTGGGCGAAGCACCCGCCGCGGTTATCTCCGTCAGGACGAACGTCCCGCCCGCGCCGCTTGAGATGCCTTGAACCGGACCGATCCAGTTCTCCTCCAGCATCACGCCGCCTGAACCATCATCGGCCAAGGAACATGCCTTCAGCGCGAAGTGGTAGACAGTCTGCGTCGGGGACGTGCTGCCGTAGCAGAACTTGAGCGTGGTGAGCCCGGTGTTTTGGATGATCAGGCCCTTGCGCTTGCGGTTGAGCGCGACCACCTGAGCGGCCGCCGCTCCAATGGTCGTCTGGACTGGAGTGCTCGCCCCTTGCTGTGGAGCCCCCTCGGTGACTGATCGGACGAGATGCATCTAGGCGCTCCTATCCAGGGCTGCTAGCGCACTTGTGGCACTCGATGCGCCCGTTCGCGTGGGTACGCCACGATGACACGGCCTGGCGGCAGGTCAGGCACACGGCAATCGAGGGCTTCTTGGGCGGGCCAAGCCACCACTCCGCGAAGCGAGTGACGCCGCGCTTCGGTGCTCCCGCTGCGCGCTCCATCTTCTGAACGAACGCGACCAGCTTGCTCATGCCCAAGCCCACTCGGTCGGAGGAGGAGCGCCGCGCTTGTGCGAACTCTGCGGCCTCACCGTCGCCGAGAACGTCAGCGCCAAAGCATCGCCATCATCCGGAGAATCCAAGCCGCGCTTCTTCATGTCCTCTTTCGACTCCAGCCAGATCCGCTGGCGGTTGTCCGGACGCATCCCCGGTGCTGAAAGGTCCGCCTCGAGGTCCGAGGACTTGTCGATTGAGCCCGTCAGCAGCCAGTCCCGCATCTCAGCCCAGATGTAGTCCCGCATAAACCTGCACCGCTCCCCGGGGGAGTCCGCGCCGAAGTTCACGGAGACCACGTTGCGATGCCCGAGGGTGTTGAGCCGCTGCGCGATGGGGCCAGCGATACCAGCCGAGTCCATGAACAGCACCGCAACGTGATGCCCGTCGTAGTCCCGGCTCAGGACTTCGGCGAGTCGGGAGGTAAGGACTCCAGGGTCGCGGGTGAATTCGCCCTTGATTCGGATAGGTGGTATCGTTCGCGCATCGCATCCTCGGCGAAAGCGGATAACGTTGTCGTCTGACCCGCCCCAAGCGAGATCACAACCTGCCACGAGCGGCTCGTCGGGCAGTACCACGACACTTCGATGCTGGGCGGCATTGATGCGGGCCATGTCGATGAACTGAGCGTCGCTCGCACTCGGTGGCAGTCCACGCACTCGCACGCGGAAGAAGTCGGAGTCTTCTCCATAGTCCTGCTCCCACTCCTTGATGTGGGCCTGGTTGGTGAAACGAGAGTCCCGAGAGTCCACGACCAAGGGGTTCCAGCGGTGCTTCATCCCGCCGAAGCAGGCGTGGTAGAAGCTGCCGTTCGACCGCGTGGGGTTGCCGAAGCGGAAGATCATCGGCTCGCCGTCGGTCAACCCACCTTCCGCTACCTCGTGAACCGCCTCGGGTATGGATGAGTCCTCGTCAAAGATGTAGAAGCTGGTCGAGTCCGCCGCGTGCTGGCCGGCGAACGCTTCGCTATTCTCTTCCTTGCTGGTCTCTGGCGCGCAAAACCAGGTGTCCTTGTGCTGCGTCTGGTACATCCGCGTGCTCGTCACGGTGAACCAGTGCCCCGTCAGGCTGAGCCGCGTCCACTTCTTGATCGCTGCCCAGGTCTTGGTCTCAAGCTGGCTGAAGGTGTTCGCTGTGATCGTGCCGCGGCAGTGCGGGCGCGTGGACATGATCCACACGACGATCCAGGCCGCCATGACTGACTTCCCGATACCATGGCCGCTCGAGACAGCCCGGCGGACCGGGGCGACCGGAACCACGCCGTCGAACTTGTTGGCGGCACACTCCTTGCCGATGGACTTGAGGAATGCCTCCTGCCATTTGTCCGGGCCGGCGCTACCCTGCAGTTCGCCCGGCAGCCCCCAAGGGAACATGACCTTGACGAATCCCAAGGGATCGTTCCTGAAGCGAGCGCACGCCTCGCTTAGCTCGGTGTCGAGGTCAAGCGCTGCCGTTGCCATTGCCGATCCGCTTCAAGTTCCGGAGAAGGATCTCCATCTTCGGGCCAGCCTCGTGCATCACGTCGGCCTGTACCCGTTCCGTGGGGCGCCCGTAGGAGCGATCGAGGAGCTGCGTGTACGCCTGCGTGCTGGGGTCCTTCGTGTAGATCCAGTGGGCCTCTCCATCGCTGGCGAGGGCTGCATCCATCTGGGCCTCGTCGGTCACCCGCTCGAACTTGCCCGTCTTGGGGTCGCGGAACATGAGATGCTTGATGCCTTCAGCGCTGCGGATCTGGGCCTCGGTCATGGGGCCGAGAGCCTTTCCAACCATCTCTCGGACGAGCGCCTCATGGGCAAGCTTCTCAAGGGTTTTCTTGCTCTTGCTTCCCTTCGGCCTGCCGCCGGGGTGCTTCTTTTTCCCATCCCGCATCAGTTTCTAAACTCGAAAACTGTCAGAACCCGAACATGGTCAGGCGCGAATGCCATTCGGCATGATGGGCCATTGCGGCTTCCGGAACCAATACCCAGCACCTCTTACAGAGAACAACCACCAGATGAGTGGCCTCAAATTTATCGCTAAACTCTGTGGCCCACTTTACGTCTAGAACTTCCCCTAGGGCCTCTTCGGATCGCTGCATCCTAGTAATTCCCGCTCAGGTAGCCCGGCTGGTACGCAGCGAAGGGGTTCGAGTAGGGCTGCGACATCGGATAGCTTCCAAAGGTGCTCCCGCCTCCCTGCTGGGTTGCATAGCTCATGCTGTTGATGTTCGGGGTTTGGTAGCCTCCAGCTTGCTGGCCTGGGACGGAGTAGCCGGGGATCGGGCGGAAGCTTCCGAGGCCGCCGAGGTTCGGCTGCATCATGTTGCCGCCGGGCATCCCGTAGCCTGGTGCGCCTCCCATGGAGCCGAGGGTCATTCCTGCTTGGCCGATCGCGCCTCCTGTGTAGCCGGGGCGGTACATGTTTAGGGCGTTGGCATCGTAGAGCTCCCCTTGGCGGTTCATCTTCATGCCCGTCGCGGGGTCGGTCTGGAGGCCGTTCAGGTACTTCTGATGAAGCCAGGCGTCCTGTCCACCTCCGGGACGGTTCGCTAGGTCTGGGTTGTTCGCGAAGAACTGCCGGCGCGCGGGGTTGGCGTAGGAGCGCTGCACGTAGTCAGGGACGGCCTCCCACTGGGCTGTGCCTCCCTGCTCTGCAATGCGGCCGCTCTGGTTCGCGAGCGGCTTGCGGTAAAGCTGGCCTCCCCTGTCCTCGTAGCTCCATGTGGGGTTCGCGAAGGCTCCGTACTTGGCCTTGAGGGCTTCCCGGTTGAGGAAGGCCATCCCCTGCTCTTTCGCGGGGCGGTAGCCTTGCTGTTCGAAGGAACCTCCATACTTAGCCTTGCCTGTCGCGGCGCGGCGGTTCGCTGCCTGTCCTGCTCGCTCCGCTTCGGAATACCTCTGAACCCTCTCGGGCATTAGCGGAATCCTCCCTGAAGCCACGGAGCCATCCCATAGCCGAACGCTCCTCGGATGCTCTGCGGCCCCTTTGCCCAGGGCGTAGCGCCCGACGGCTGAGGAGCAACCTGCCATGGCTGGCCGCCGGTGTAGCCGCCACCCGGCATCTGGGGTAGACGTTGTGGCGGCGGCATGTCATAGGGGATTCGCCGGGGATCGAACATCGGAGGAGCCTGCATCTGACCTTGCATCGGTGCCTGCCTGCGCGGCCGCGGGCCGAACATCCCGCTACCACCCTGACGCATCCCCAAGTCTCCGAGACTACCGGGAATCGGCATTGCCCCTCCCTAAATCGCCCAACGTCATGCCCCTGTGCTTGCGGAGTTTACGCTTTCCTTCAGACTCGCGCAGCACCTGCGATGCAAAGCCACGCGAAAAACCCTTAGCCGAGCCTGTTGGCTGCCAGCCATGAGCGACGGCCCGTGCGACTCGCTGCGTGGCTGGGGACCAAGGCATTAGGCAGCCTTCCCGATCACATCTAGGCACATCACTACCTCATCACGCCCAACGAGATACTGCGAGGCTGCCCGGACCGCGATGCCTCCCTTGACGGCAACCGCGACGCTGGTAACCCCCTGCGGCGCCAACGGACGTACGAACCTGGTCAGCCCGAGGCGCTTGACATCATCCACAAGGGCATTAATCGCAAACTCTACTTCCTCCGGAAGGAAGTCCACCCTACGTTGATGCCATCCCTGGGGATCGCCTCGCTCCACCAAGAGTTCGCACTCACCACACGCCTTCTGCAAAGCAATCGCGGCTTTCTCAGCGATCACTTTCAGTCCCAGCGTTCTCATGGCCCTATCGCTGGTACAAGCAATTCAGCGTGGCGTCCGCCGTGACTCGGATCGCGAAGAACCGCGGGATGTCCGTATTGCAGACCTCGAAATACGATCCAGCAGCCACAAGTACGCCGGTCGCAGCCGTCGGGATCGCCTGGACCAAGAAGCGAATCTGGTCTGTCTCCACGGAGCAATAGACACGCTGCGCCGAGGGGCCGGTGCTGCTCCCGTTCACCTTGGAACCCGTGAAGCCGACAGCCGTAGCTCCAACGGTGATCTTCTCTGAGTCGAACGTTTGCGGCGTGGAGGTCTGACCCACGCTGCAATCCGCCCATGCGGGGAGCGTGAAAACGGCGGCGACGAGGAAAAGCAGCTTGCGCATTCAATCCTCCCTAGGGCATGTCGCGTGTGAGCAGGTGCGATCCGCGGAACACCGTCAGCGTACCGCTGGCGGCCGTGTTTCCCGCCGCTCGAGGAATTAGCGTGCCCGTGTTGCTCGTTTCGATCGAGCCATCGCACTCAAACTCACCCGTACCTGTTATCGTGGCGAGCGTGATGTCCGTAGCGAGCGCGGTGGTTTGCTGAGTTTGCCCCACGGCGTTGTTCGCGAACGTCTTGCACGTCACGCGGAAGTCTGTTGCCGTGACCGTGCCGCCGTCGAAGTCAAACCTTAGCCCATCGGCGTCTGTGGAGTTGTCAACCTGCGCCACGAACCGAAACGCATACTTACGCGTCGTCGTGAGCGAGGTCGTCAGATCCGTAATGTTCGTCGGGGTGATCGTCGCGTTCGTGTGGTTCGCCGTGAGGAATTGGTCGCCGGCGGCGTTCTGTATCCAGCCATCACCGGTTGGGTTGCCCGCACGAAGGATACCTGCGCCCTGCCTGGTAAGGCCTGCGTCCGCAGAAGCGCCAATGCTTATCGCCGCCGAACCGCCGGAATTGAGAACCTGAAATCTGGTAGTGCCGTCAACGGTAAAGTTCAATATCCCAGTGCCCACGCCCCCAAAGAACATTCCCGTATCCGTGTCGCTGGCAGCGCTATACGTCGGCGCTCCTGCCGTTCCGTCCGGCCCTCTCAGCGGGAACGCCGCCGCGCTTACGCTGGTCGCTGCGCCTCCACCTCCAGAAATCACGCTGGTCTGCGCAGAGACCCACATCCCCAACGTGAGCAGCCAAGCTGCTACGCCGGCCGTCAGAAGCAACGCACGCTTACGGTTTGTCATTCGGCTCCTCACGAGGCTCGCGTGGAACACGCTTCCCGATCCGATTCTGCCAAGAGGCTATCGAGGCGACGATCGTAGCAAACGATGCACCGGAAAGGGCCTTCCGTTGCACAGGAGAAGCTAGGCCGAGATCGTACTCCGACAGGAGCCACCCAAGCGTAGCCACCGTTAGCCGCCAGTTGGTACGCAAGAGCAGGCGCTTGACCAGTTCGATCACTTGCCATCCTCGCCCCTCAGTTCCAGCGACCTAACCCGCGTCTTGAGCGCAAGCACATCAGCTTGAGCCAGCGCCAACTTGGACCAAACGGAGTCAAGCACACGCGTCACGATCCCTTCGCTCGCTTCCTTGAACCCCTGAAGAATGGCTTCGGTGTTCAACGTCCCGAGCTCCAAACGGGCGTTGCGATCGGCGTGCAGTTCCTCGCGGAGAGCGTGGACCATCGCGGAGAGCGTGCTGACTTCGCTCTCCATGACGAGGCGGTTGTCCCGGACCTTGTCCTCGAGGTTGTGGTGCCCGACCTCGATCGCGCGGACTCGTCGCTCGTCATCTGGCGAAAGTCCCGATGTGCGCCCGAAGAGGCTCCACAAGTAGCCGTTGCCTCCTACCTGGCCTGATCCCCGAACTCACGCTTCGCGGCGTCGGAAGGAGTCATACCTCCACCGACGAGGAACGTCCCCGCGAAGGTCAAGAGTTCGATCACGACGTGCGGCGCCTCCGGGACGGCGCGGAGCGCGGTCCCGAGTGCCACCAGAAACCCTCCGACCGATGAACGATTCTTGCCGAGCCATCCCATACGCCCCTCTTTCTCAAGCTGCTTCAGCTTCCGCTTCGCGAGCCAAAGCGCGACCGTCTCTTTAACGCTCACCGGAAGATGATGAACAGGCCGAACAGCATGACGAGAAGGAAGATCACGCCTTGATCCTCCTCTACTCCGGGCCTTGTACGGTTATGCAAGCCTCTCCGAATTCCGTTAGATCCAACGGCTGCGCGCGCACGCAGGCGAATCCGGGAGTCGTAATCTTGAGGAAAACTGAGGAGCTGCTTTGATCTCCGAGGAATTCGCACCCGATACCTCCCACGCACCACCAACGGACCCTATCAAACGAGCGACAGTCGTCAACATCAAATTCGGGCTCCGATGCTCCTGCATAGATCGGAGTCGCGTGGGCGAGCGGGACGACACCCAAAGGCCAAGCGACCACGATGTCGCCCGAGTGCCCCTTGTCTACCCTTTCGAACGTGATGCGCGTGCCGCGGATCTCGCACAGTTCCGCCGTGGGAATTGGTGTAGGGGTCGGATCAGGCGTGGGCGCGAGTGGAGTCTCTTCGCCGCAGGACACGAACAGGAACAGGGCAGCGAGAATAATGAACCAGCGCATCTATGCCTCCAAGGAGCCGGCGACCGGCGCGGAGCACGCACATTCGCTCAGGGCGAAGTGCGGGTAGTCGCGCTGCATCCAACTCCCGCCCCATTCCAGCCCGAGCTCTTCAGCTTCTCGGCCGAGGTCATACCAGAGCGACCCGCCGGGATTCCAGTTCTTCTCGGCCAAGTACTCCTTGGGGCAGACGTCGAACGCGAGGGCGAGGCCGTGGGGAGGCTGGGGGAGATGTTTCGAACGGAGCGTCCACGAGACGCCCATGGCGAGGTAGTAGGATTGCCGGGTGGCGTCGCGGAGGGTTTCGATGAGTGCGATTTCGTTTCCCGCCGCGCCGGCTCTTTCTCTCAACTGGACGTAGAGCAAACGCACGCACGGACACAAAAGCAGTGGATCAC